CCACACCTCCTGACCAGGAGCGGCGAACGCGATCGCCGCGTTGATCGCGGCTGAATCATCAGTCGTTCCGTCCCCCGCCGCGCCATGATCGGTGACGAAGACCCAATGATCGACCCCCGCGCCCCCGCCGCTGTGCGCGTCCACATAGGCTTTGTTGGCGGCCTGAGAGGCGATTGTCGGCGATCCCGACAGGGTCAGCGGCCCGGTCATCGCGACATGGCCGTCGAGCGGCACGAATGGGCCACCAGAGGGATCGGTGACGATCGTGGCGGCGACGTAATCGCGCAACGCGGGGGCCGTGAACCGTCCCGAGCCGGCGTGCTCACCGACGAACGATGTATCGTCCGTCACCATTCCCAGGACCGGCAAATCGGCGATGCGAACGCCTTCGACCGGGGCGCCGCCGGTTGTCGTGATCGTCGTCGTCATCTGGAAGTCCCGCTCAGAATGATGGTGTCGGTCAGCACCGGCGGCGTCGCGTCGGTCAGCAGGATCAACGGCTCGGCGGCGCGCGAGACCATCGGGCGCACGTGCAGATGCCCCTCGGCCAGCAGCTCGGCCTCGCCGCCGCCCTCCGCGTCGAAGAACACCGCCCAGCGGCAGCGCAACGGCCACGCGCCCATGGTGCCGGCGGGGACTTTGATGGCGAACGTGGCGGTGGTGGTATCGTAGACCGTCCCCAGGCCCGTCCAGAGCGTTGTGGCGGGTCCGGCGACCCCGCCGCCATACCAACTCCCCCAGCCGTAATCCCATCCACTCCCCCACCCGCCGAAGTTCGGACCATGGCACCCTCTGCTGTCGGGCCAGACGAACATCGAGAGCGCCGGCCCGCCGATGCCGCCCGTGAGCGCGATCGGTAGCGCGTCAGGGCTGTCGCGATCGACGATTGAAACGAGCAGCGTGACGCTGTCCGTGCCGCCGAGGACCAGATCGCGCGTGGGCACGCGCACGGGGGAGATGCGATCGAGCGGCAGCGTGAGGGAGAAAGCAGTCATCGCTCACCGTATCCCCGGCAGGAAGATGAACAACCCCAGCAGCAGCACCGCGACGAACGCGAAGAAGACATTGCTCGATGCGAACGGCGCCATCGGCGGCAGCGGCAAGATCGTAAGCAGCCACAAGAACATGACGACCACGAAAAGGATTTCAATGATCATACTCTCACTCCGCCGCCTTGGGTGAATACTGGTGATGCGCGCGCTCATCGCTCAACGGAACCGGAGCCACGCACTGGCGCTGGATCTCGCCGATCAACGGCGCGACGACGCGATACGGCGCCTCGCTCAGCACCCGCATCACCGCCTCCCAGGCCTGGGCCTCCAGCGTCACCGGGATCTTGTCGGTTGGCTGCATCCACGATCTCCGCCAGTGTCATCCCGCCACTTTCGGGACCGAAATGGATCACGCGTCCGGTCATGTGCTGCTGTCTGTCACGAGGCCGTAGCTGGCCAGTGCCGTTAACAGAGACTTCAATGCGCCCGCGTTCGTCAGGTCGGTTTTCGCGCCCGTCACGGTCGGCTTGCTGCCCGGTCCCGCCGTGCCCCATGCGCCGATACTGTTGAGGGATACAAACCCGGCTGGCGAAACATAGGCCATTTGCACATCGGCCACGGTGCGGAATATCCAGGCTGGACCTATGAGGTTGAACTGGCCGCCGAATGCGTTGATACCGCCAAGACCCTCGTAGAGATCGATGTGCCGCATGGTGTCGGTCGCCGAGGCGGCATCGCTCGCGCCAAAGTCAATCCCGCCCTTTGGATTGATCAGAAAACCTTTCGTGACGAACGCGGCGTACCCAAAAGTAACAGCAGAGAAATCGATGCCGGTTCCGCAGGTATGCGGAGGCCCTCCGGCGACCGCCGCCGGATCGGCGTAGATCATGACGCCACCAGCGTTAATCGGCCACCAACCACCCGCTGAACCAAACGATATGCCACGCGACCACCCCGGCGACGCGGGACTATCGGAACTCAACCCGATGCCGATGGCAATGCTGGGAGCGGCATCACTTTCCACCGCGTCCAGACCTTGCAACGCGACCAGCAATCCGCCCTTGTAATGCACAGATGATCCAGCCATCGCGGCTACATCGATCTCCATGCCCAGCATGCCGCCGACGTATTTTCCATTCGGCCCCAGCGTGGCGATGGTATTGTTCCCGGTGATGCTGCCGGCATAGGTTCCGGCGGTACCACCCAATGTTCCATTGATGGTCGCGGTGCACGCTAACCCCTGGAAGAAATGCGTATTCCCAGGTGGATCGGCGGTATTGCCGCTCACCACGAAACTGATCTGCTGCGCGATGCGCGCGCCAACACTGCCACCGGTCAGCGTGTAATAGTTCGCGACATTGGTGACCGAATTGCTATTCGGCGCCTGCGCGTTGTCATACGCGAGAAACAAATTATGCGTCGGCTGACCCGTGTCCGTCGTCGTGCCTGAATAAATCCCATTAACAAACATGGAATGCGCGGACGCGGCGCTGTAAGTCACGTTATTGTTGATTGTCAGCGGCCCGGATAATTCGCCGCCCGCCAACGGCAAAAACGGTCCGCCCTCGGCGGGTGGCCCTGTGGCCGTGCCCGGATAATCAGAATATCTGAGTTTGTAGGGCACATTCATGTCGTCACCGCCTGCAACTCGACGTCGGACAACTGGCGCGGCCAGTAACGGACACCACGGAGCCAACCGTTCAACGCGTTATTCCCTGGCGTCACGCCATCGGAACCGAACTCGATGCTCGTGCCGGTTACCGTCAACGCTACGGCATTGGCGCCCAACAGCGTGCCATTGACCGCCGCCTTGCTGGCGCCGGTGAGCCACCCGAAGGCGGCCTTGTTGACGACGTTGAACGTCATCGAGGGAGCGATCGCGGAAAACACCGAAGCGCCGCTTCTGATCGACGCCACGAGACGGCTGTCGGCGCCGATGACCATGACGGGCGATCCGGCGTTGCCACTGATGATCACCGGAAGGGCGGCGGCGGCACCGGCCGGTATGAACTCGGCCTGATACGTTCCGGAAGCGGCTGGCGTGAACGACATCGACGCCAGATCGGCGGATCGTGTAACCGCCACCGCCGCCGTGGGGATGTAAGAGGAGACCGACGCGCCCTGCTCGACCTGCGCGCCCCAGACGTAGACCGTTTGCGCCGATGTCGCGGTCTGTCCGGCGTCCCGCAGATCAGCGCCCAACTGGAAATACCATGTGACCGCCGTCAGGTTCGGCGTAATCAGGATAAACCGCTGCCACGCCGTCGTGAGCACGGCCTGCGTTCGATAGTAAAGCACGGCATCCAGCGTCGTGTTGAGATACACACGCTCGCCGCCAACGGTGCCGCGCAACCACACCGAATAAACGTAGGGCGCGACTGTCCCGCTTAGTTGTATTGGCGTGATGACACATGCCTGTCCCGCTCCCGACACCGCCGGGAACGCGATGCTCGCGGCGGTCAACGTCCCATCTGGCGCCGTGATCGCGTTGGCCACCCGCACGGGCAACGTCGTCGTGCTGCTGGCCGTCCATGACGCGTTGCTGGCGTCACCACTGAAATGCACGTTGTTCGTCCGCGCCTCCTCGATCAGCAGACCACGCAGCACGCCGCCCGCGTAATCCCAGCGCGGTGCGTTGGTCGCCGCCGTCTGGATCACGCCCGATGCATCGGTATATGTCGCCGTCGATGCGCGCGTGAACGTGATGCGCGGATCGAGCGGCGCGCTCATGAAGTTGAGGTCGAGCGTCGCACCGCCCGGCACGGTGCGCCGCACCCCGCCAAGGCATGCATCCACGACCATCGTATCGGTCACGCATTGACCATACGCCGACACCGACGCGGGAAGTGCTACCCCAGCCAGCAACAGTGAGCGCCGACCGATCACCTCACCACTCGCGCGCCACGAACGCCTGCGCCGTGCTCGCGCCGATGATCGAATACGCCTGCCCGGACGCCGGGCTCATGCACAGAAACTGCTGACCGACCGGGATCAGGATCGAGGGCGGCCCCGCGACCGCCGTCGCCGTCTCCGATACCCACAGGCTGCCCGCCGATTGGTTCTGAATCATGCAGCCGTGCCGGCCGCTCCACGCCGGTATGGCCACCTGCGCGATGCCCCCGGCGGTGATGGTGCCGGAGCGGTCGGCGTAGCTGAGAGCCTGCGCCAGCGCCATCGCGGGCAACAACAGAACAGCCAATATGAAAGCACATCGTTTTGTCATCAGAAATACTCCGCGATGACCCGCTCGCCGCTCGTCGGCAACGCGGTGATGGTGAACAGCGTCCGCATGGCCTGCACCACATCGGCGGGCTTCTGCTCGGCCGGCGGAAACTTCGGCGCCAGATTGTAAGCCGCGAGCATCTCGTAGGCCGGCGCCGCCATCTCCGGGATGTCGGTGCTCGTCCACCGCGCGATGCCCTTGCCGACCAACTCGGTGTGCACCGCCATCACCGCTTCGACCGCGATGTCGTGCGACGCGATGCCCATGGCACCCCGGCGAACGCGCCCCTCCAGCAACGCCACCAGGGACGGATCGGCCGCCTTGCCGAAGGACGAGGCCATCTGCGCCGCCGTCAGTTTGACGTATTCCTCGACGAAGGCGCGCGGAGCGGCGGTGGCGTCCCACCAGACCAGCGCCTGGGCATCGAGCCCGGCGTGGACACTCGCCACCTTGTCGAGCGCCAACGCCTGATCGGAGGGGATCGGCGTTTCGTCCGAGGCGATGACGCCCAGTTCGACGAGCGCCATCGTGGCGATGGTGGCGACCGGCAGCATCTCCGTCAGGGTCGGACGATCGTCGAGCGGCACCACGGTGACGTTGAGCCGCCGCAGTACTTGCTCGGCGATCGTCGAGACGGAGACGGTCGCGGGCATCGGTTACGTTACCGCTTCGACCGCGACTGTCCGCCCGCCGCCGGGTCGGTGATCGTTACCTCGTTCGACGGCGGCGCGGCGGTTGATCCATGCGCGTTCGTGGCCGTCACCACGCACGTGGCTGCCTTGCCGATGTCGGCGGCCGTCACGGTGTGGGTCGCGGCATCGGTGCCGACAACCGCCCCATCAATCTTCCACTGGTAGCCGTAACTCGTGGGCTCACCCTCCCAATTCCCCATCGTGCAGTTGAGCGTGTCGCCCGCCTGCGAGACGTGCGGCACGTCGCGATTGACCGGGGCGCTGGCGGTGCCGTTGCTCCCGCCGGGCGGTGGGGCGGTGCCGGGATCTCCGGTGATGATCCCCGCCGCGAGGCTGGAGATGCGCGTGGCGCGGCCAACGGGCGCCCCGGCGGCCCTGACAGCCCCCGCTGGGTCTGGCGCCGTGGGCGGCCCCGAGGGGTTCACGGGATCGAGACCCAACGCGACCATGTGCGCGTCCCTGGCCATCGTGTTTTCTTCGATCGTCGCACCCGCGCCACCACGCGCGCCAAGTGATCCCGAACCGTTGTAGTCGAGGATGACCTGCGCGCCGACCGATCCCGCCGCCATTTGCGTGAGTTCCTCGGTCGTGTGAGGCGATACGAACGCCGCCCCGGTGACGCTGTTCGACCGCCCGTCGTGATGGATCGTCTCGGTGGCGCTATGCGGTTTCGTTGCCATTTCAGTCTCTCCTTATGGTTGACGCGGCCCGCAGGCCACCCGTTGCTCGACCATGTCCCGCACGTGATCGAGTTGCCTGACCGTGTCCTCCAGCCGCGCGCCGAGAACCGCCATGGAATGCGAGTTGTTCCACGCGATGCCGATCAACGCGGCCAGCATCAACGGCGCGAGCGCAACGGCGATTTTGAGCCACGGTGACAATTACGCGCCAGGAACCGTGTTATCGTTACGTTCAGGCATCGGCCACGGCCGAAGTCCATACGCTAACAATCCCTGCGTCAACGGGTTTTGTTGTGTCTACCGTGGGATCAACACCAAAGCGCAACTTCCCGATCCCTCTCATTTCGGAAATTCCGATTCCATGGAAGAACGAATAATCGCGTACGTTCGTCGTGCTCTTCATCCGTTGCGCCCATGCAACGCCCAATGCCTGCGCGCCGCACAGCGCCGACATCGCGACGTCAATGCCGCCAGTGCCCGCTCCGGCGATGACCGGCATCTCCGGCACTTCGCGGATGATCACGCCGTTGTAGAGAATGTCCCCAGCCGTGAACAACGGATTGTCGCGGCCACGATCCCACGCGTATTGCAACGTGTTGATGATCACGGGGTCTTGCATCAAGTCGCGGAACGGCAGCGACGGCATGAACATCACGAACCATTCTTCGTCGTCATTGACGCTGATCGGCCGGATGCGCGGTGACGCGGTGCGGGCGATGCGTTTCGCCAACGTGACGATGGCGGCGGTCATCTTGTCGGCGGTGTTGTCCACCGTCAGCAGCGCGGTCGCCATCACGCCGGAGACCGCGTTCGATTTCGACGCGCCGAACAGCACGCGGTCGGCGTTGTTGACCATCCAGGTGTTGCGCTGGCCGGCGGTGGCCGCCGCGTAGGACACCTGCACGTTGTTGTCGGCGGTGATCGCCTCCAGCGACGTGATGATGTCGTTCCGCATCTTCTCCAGTTCCCAGACCATCAGGGCTTCCCTGGCGGCCTCGCGGAGATCGATGACGGACTTCTGCTCGTCCCAGTCCGAGACGGCGACGGCGTGCCGGAACGCGGACACAACCAGATTGAGGCTCCGGGCGTTGAGGATTTCCTCGTTGCCCTCCAGGACGGTATTTCCGGAGACGCCAGCGCCGACCAGACGCCGGACGGTCGGGAACACCACGGTGTCGCCGGCCTTGCGGGTCAGATCCTCACGGACCTGGATCATCGCGCCCATGGTGGTTCCCATGTAGCGCGCGAACTGGTTCTTGCGGACGTACTCGGTGAAAAAGTCGCTGTCCCAGATGAGCGGAGTCAGTCCCGCTCTGGCGGGAGTCACATTCATATCGGCCAACGGGGGCCTCCTGTCGCGGGGATTTGAGGGGACGTGAACGGACGCCCGGATAAAGCCCGGCGACGGCTCAACGCCCGATCAGTCCCCCGGCGACGGGGTCGCGCTGCTTAAGGGCCAGCGGTGCCCAGCGCCCGTATCAACCCCGGCGACGGGTTGCCTTCGCGTCCGCGATACGCCCGATTGTGCCCGGCGACGGCGGCGGTTGCTC